ATCGGCGCGAATTTGGCATTGTGCTTGAGGATTTTGAACGGGGGGAAGAGCTGGAGTGGGAAAGTAAAGACTGGCAAATGTTCGGTCGACACTATGCGTCACAAGGCTTTACGCGAATTGACCAACCAATGCAAAAAGGAGACATTCTCTTGATGCAAATTGATGCTCCATACCCAAATCATGTCGGCGTGATGGCCGGCGATGGTATGTTGTTTTATCATCATTTAATGGACCGCTTGTCTGAGCAGTCAATTTACGGCGGCATGTGGTCAAAAGTGACATCTTATGTATTGAGGCATAAAGAGCTATGACAAGCGAAGGTCACTATGTCGAAGTGAAGCTGCTCGGCGAATTGGGCCGGCGGTTTGGTCGCTATTACAAATTCTTTGTTGAAAACCCTCGTGATGTCATCTCTGCACTAGCAAGACAATTGGATGGCTTTAGAGAATATTTAGCAACTGCGCATGAAAATGGAATCGGATTCCGTTTGGTAACCACGAACGCCGATGGCATTGACTATCAAGAGCTGAATATGGCATGTGAACGCATGGTCTTGGCGCCGATTGTGACAGGTGCTGGTGCAGTGGGCCGTATTTTGCTTGGTGTGGCGTTGATTGCTCTTTCTTTTGTGAGCTTTGGCGGTGGTGCTTGGGCTGGCGTACTTGGCAGCTTTACTACAAAAGCATTTGCTGCCACAGGCAGCATGATGGCGTTCAGTCTTGGTGGGGCTTTATTGTTTTCGGGCATATCAGCAATCTTGGCGCCACCAGTTACAACGATTGATACTGGCACTGGCTCTTCAAGTCAAAAACGCAAAGATAGCTTTATGTTTGACCGGGCAGCGGAGTTGACTACACAAGGTTTTCCAATGCCAATTGTGTATGGGACTTTTCTTGTTAACGCTCCTGCCGTGATTTCTTCCTCGATCAGCACTCAGAACATCGCCGTCTGACATGACTCAAGAGATTCAAGAGTGGCACGACAAATCGGATTGGTACGTCATTGGTGCCGGCGGTGGAGGCTGCTTCCTGGGCGACACACTTGTGAGTGTGCCCAATGGGCAATGTCGCATTGACAAGCTCCAGGCTGGGGATGTTGTCTTAAGTTTTGACGACAAAGGCATTGTTCACGAAGCGAAAGTGCTCAAAGTGCATGAGCATGAAAACGAGACCGTGGTGCGTTATCGCCTATGGGGAGGGCAGTGCGTAGATGCCACTCCCAACCATTGGGTGCTAAATCAATTCAATGCATTTGTTGAGATTGGCAGCCTGGGGCCAGATGATTGCTTGATTGATATTAATAATCACCTTCGCCCCATTGTTTCCAAAGAAAATCTTGGGCCAGGCACTGTATATAACCTTACAGTCGAAGGTCATCACACTTTCATTGCTAACAATATTCGCGTTCATAACGCTGGACTTGGCAATGGAATTACAGGTGCTGGTGGTGGCGGCGGCAAAGGTGGAGGCGGATCTGTACGTACTCCAACGGAAGACCCTGACACCATCAGGAGCTCTGCTACGGCGGCAATCTTGGCTGCACTCTGTGAAGGACAGGTGGAAGGTTTTGCCACTGGTCGAGCGGAGACTTCAGTTTTTCTAAACGACACTCCACTGGAATCGCAGGGTGGTGATAATAATTTTGGGCGCAATGTGGAGGTGAACTTTAGGCGCGGCACTCAAAACCAATCAGCTATTCCCGCTTTCGATGATGTGCGCATTGAGCAGTCGGTTGGGATCAAATTAGAAAGATCTGCGGGGCCAACAACTGTTACCACTACCAGCTCGCAATTGACAAACATTGTGGTCCGCGTAGGCGTTGGCGCCCTTTACAGGGTTGATGCAGACGACGGGGATGTTCATGCAAATGCTGTTTCGTTTTCTATTGACATCTTTGATCGCCTTGGTGCTCGCGTGGGGGGCAATAGCTCTATAACAATTAGACAAAAATCGCGTGGGCCTGTTGATTTTGAATACCCTTTCAGTCTTTCAGGTGAAGGCCCTTGGAGTGTTCGTGTCGAGAAGACATCCGACGATCCAAATACAATTCGCGATGTCGGAGATTTGTTTTTCAAGGCGATTGTTGGCATCATCCCAGAAGCACTTCGCTACCCCAACACTGCCCTATGTGGAGTGAGGCTACGGGCTGAAGGCTTTAGTTCTATTCCCAAAATTAGCGTGCTCCTAAAAGGGACAAAGATCAAAGTTCCGGCAAATTATGACACTGCTGCTGCCACTTATTCGGGGATCTGGGATGGCAGCTTCAAGACGGAACACAGCAATAATCCAGCCTGGATATTTTTTGACTTGTTGACCAACCCTCGCTATGGATGTGGTCAATTTATTACGCCAACACAAATTGACAAGTTCACATTATACGAAGTTGGCCGTTACTGTGACGAAAGAGTGAGTGATGGTAAAGGGGGAACGGAGCGACGTTTTGTATTCGATGGTGTAATTAATAATCGTGGCGAAGCGTATCAAGTGCTGAACGGCCTTGCCGCTGCATTCCGTGGCATGTTATATTACGCGGATGGTCGAATCATTGCAGTACAAGATCGTCCACGTCGTAGCGTAAAAATCTTTGATTCGTCCAATGTCATTATTGAACAAGATAAATCTGGTCAAGTAACAAGCCCTCCATTTGTTTATGAAGGCACGGGCAGAAAAGCGCGTAAAACTGTAGCGCTGGTGTCATGGAATGATCCAGATGATAAATACAAAGCCAAGATTGAATACATTGAGGACAGGGAGGCAATTGAGGTTTACGGCTATCGCGAAGTAGAAGTGAGAGGCTTTGGTTGCACCTCCGCTTCCCAGGCCCAAAGAATTGGTCGCTGGACACTGGTTACCAACCTCACGGAAAAAGAAACGGTCACATTTAAGACCACAGCTCAAGGACTTTTCTTGATGCCTGGCGATGTAATTGAAATTGCTGATTCTTTCAGGAGCGGCGGCGTTGCCGCTGGCATTGTCGCCTCAGGATCAACCACCACTCGTGTTGAACTAGATCGTGAAGTTGTCTTAAGCGGAGGAACCACCTACAAGCTTGCCACCATCATTGACAATACAGTTCCTGTATTTAGTGGCACCACTGGTGCCACGACAGTCGATGGCCTCCAGGAAATTGACGTGTCGACAGGGGCCGGTACGCATACCGCATTAACAGTGGTATCAGGCTTTGCTTCTGCCCCAGGCATGGGACAGGCATGGTTCCTTCGGAACACAAGCGTGAGCCGTAAGCGCTATCGCGTAACTGCTTTGCAAGAGGAAGGCGAAGTGGTGACAATTGTTGGTACTGCATATAACAATGACAAATATGCAGTAGTGGATGACACGGCAATTCTTGATAACATCAGGCGCTCAATCGCTAGCCTGAGAGTAACGCCGGCCGTTGCCAGCGGCAGCATTATCTTGGATGTTGGCTGATGGCTCGTATTGAAGCTGTTTGGGAATACCCTCAATACAGTCCATACAGCGTGCTCAATGTTTTGTGTCCTGCCGTCAATTGGACACCAACGATCAATCATCCTTTGATCAAGGAGTTTCGTGTTGAGCTTGTTGATATTGACAATAACGAGATAAGCGTTATTGGTCGTACTGTGGACAACTACATGTCCATCCCAACAGACGACTACAATTTAAGATCGTCGTATAAAATTCAGATCGCTACAATTACTGTTGACGGGCGCGATTCGCCTTTGGCAGTCAGTAAGGCGTTTATTGCGTCACCGCTGCGGTTTGATTTCTCCACCAATCCTGCCGTCAAGCTTCCTTCTGGAACGGCGGTAACATCTCAAAGACTTCTGTTCTTACTTTTCTAAACCATGGCATTGTTTGGACTTGATGCCGCTGGAAACGCTGCCTACGTGCAGGCCGGTGGAGCCGGGACAACCGGCGATCCTTATGTGCTCAAGCATGACTTGGTCACTCAAGAACTGAAGACTCGTTTTATCGCGAGCACCAGTGGCGCTGATCTGGTAAGTGGTGTCACCAGTAAGAAGCTGCGCGTGCTTAATCTTGCCATCACTGCCACATCGGGTTGTACGGTTCAAATTCAAAGTGGTGGCAGCACCAATCTCACGCCCGCGTTTCCCGTTGCTACATCTGGAAAC